TACAAAACTTCTTTTGCAGTCATCTCATCAACACCACAGATTTCCATAATTCTTTTAGTATATTCAGTCCAAATTGACATACATTTTCCTCTCATTTAATAAGTATATCATACACTATATAAATAGGGATGTACACAGTTATTTTCAATTAATTTGATTTTTTTTACATTTAATGAGAATGTGTTACATTTTTGTAACAGTACACACGTATACTTCGCCATGACCGTTTTCTCTTGGTGCACCTACTAAGTATCTTCCATCTGGAAATATGTCTATAGAATATCCAAACCAATTGTCATGGTTTAAAAATGAACCAGAAACTTTTCTATCATGTCTTTCCTTTATATTTTCTTTTCTAGGATTATACATGTTAGTTATTATTTCTTTCTCAACCCATATTGATTGATAATCAAATCTATAAACCTTTTCATGGTTCCTTGTTCCTATCATCAATTGGTTTTCATCATCAGATAATTTAACTGTACGTCCAAAGAAATCTCCCTCTTTAGTATCGTATGCCTGAAACTCATCTATTAGAATACCATTTTCGTAATAGAAAACTTTACCTTGATCATTGTTATAGTTAAAAGCGCCAACGATAATTTTAGTAGCATCATAGTTAATGTCTAAATTATATCCAAAGTGCTTTGCATCTTCTGATATTTTATACAGAAACTTTTCATTTTTAAAAACATATACAGAGTTAGCCTGATATGCTCCAATTACTATTATAGATCCGTCGTGAGATATTTTACAGCATACACCAAATCTATCACCTAGTTTTCCATCTGGTGCTTCTAGCTTAATTATATTATCGTTTTCGAAAACGTATGCTGTACCATTAGTTACAGGATCTGTGGGACTACCGCCTCTAGCACCTATAACAAATTTATGACCCTTTTCGCATATAGCAATACTACAACCAAAATATTCGTTTTTAATTAAATTTAGTTTATGCTCAAGTTGTTGCATACAAAATCTACACTCTCTGTACAAACCTCAGAGTTTATTATTAACCATAATGAATCGTTCATTGAAGCATTGAACAATGTATGTGCTTTGGTTGTGTTTACTATATAAAATTTACCATAGTTCCAATTTAGTATTCTGTCTTCGATCATAAAAAATGATTGTGGTGCATTACAATTTTTAATAGGAACTATAATTCTAAAAGTGTTTTGAATTCCAAATTTATGATCACGATGAGTAGGAAAAAAACCTCCTGAACCTAACCTAAGAAAATGTGTTCTGCAACTCCATGGTATTATATCTGTTAGAGAATTTTTTAGTTCAGCTGATTCAAAAAATAATTCTGTAGGAATATTGCAATCAGTCTCTCCTATATTAGTATTATTCTCTTTATTATATTCATATAAAGAATCTAGTGCTGGGCCCGGGCCGACAGATCCTTTATCGTTTAAAACACATAAACCTTGTCTATTAATATTTTTTCTAGGATTATACTGAGACCAATAATTTTTGAATGGTTCAAGTTCATTCAACATGTTTGTTACATTTATTGATCTATTGAGTTCGAAATGATCACCGAACTGATAGATATCATTAACCGTAGTCATACCCAAATTCCGAATAGTCATCATCAAAATGTGATTCTATTAAATTACGTGTGTCTTCTATATCTTGACTAGTAACTACATTATCTACTGTATTTTCTGTACCTAAAGTAATTCCAAAATCTGTTTGGAGTTGATCTAAGTCTGATTCAAATTTATAGATCTTTCCTCCATCCTTGCTTAGACATACAATATTTTTTTGCAATCTACTTGTTTGAGCACCAGGAGCAACAATTGATGCATGGTCGCTATTTGTGAATACATTTTCCCAATAATTGTAAAAACTAACTCCATCAAGCCATCCAACCGATTTCATATAATTGTACAGACTTACACACCTATCCATTGGATTACGAACTACACTAAAACATTGTTCGGATCCAGTAACAGAATTTAGTAATAATGATTCGCTATAGGTTATATGATTATAGGTTTTTGTATATAAACTTTTTCTATTTTCTATTTCTGCTTCGTGTTCCATATCAAAATTTGAACTTGAAATACCAGATGTAAGTGCAAGGCGTAAAGATGTGGTAGCAGTTCTAGTAACCGGTATCCATACGTATTCAGTACTATTATAATTGAACTTTAATGACATTTACTGGCTCCTCAAAGTTTGCAAAGAAAGTTAATCTCCATTCGTCACTATTTATAACATTATGACGGACTTGTACATCAGTAAGTATATCTTCGTCGTAATTATATTTGTCTATAATATTATCTTCTTCGTCATAAAAAATAATATCACCAGACCCTTCAAGCAAGCAACCTATCCTAGATTTTATTGCACTTAAATCTTTATGAATTACCATTTCATAATGAGGCGGCATCCAAACATATTGGTATCCTCTACACGGTGGAGTATTAAATAAATCTTTACCATCTTCATAACTAAAATATAATTCATAATAGTCACGTTCTGCAATAATATTACCATTGATATCTTTGGCACTATATTTTTTTACTTTGTCTTGGTACTCATCAAAGATAGTAAGTAGCTTATCTTTATTAAAATAATCACCTATCTTAACATAACAACTCATCAATATACTCCTCGTATTCTGTGTTTATACTTCTAAATAAATCTATCATATCAATTTGACACCAGTTGTCTACTAATACCGGTCCTATGCATTCACCTAATGTATTAGACCTACATGTCCAAAAATCCATAACAAATAATCTTGGTTGTTTATTTTCAGTTTTAAATCCAAAATAATCACCCTTATGAGTACATGTCATACTCGGATGTCCCATTAATGCGGCATAGTTTCCATCTGAATAAATTACCTTATTTTTGCCTTTCGATCCATCTCTATCAGGTATAAATTTTAAAAATCTAGACTGATGATATTCTTGAAACTCATTTAATCCTTTTAAGTGGCCAATAGCAAAAGGGCCGACCCAATGCATATTATCTACATCCCAATATCTATGCATAGCCATAGATTTTAAATCTTTACCGTCGTATCTTCGTAGACCTTGAATCATTTCCCATAATGGTTTCCAACAATCTGTTTCAGATCTTTCTACTGTTGGTAAATGTATTTCTTTTGTTCTATCAGAACTTACACAGCTAGCTGAAGCCCAATAACTAGACGCATTCCATGGGCATAAATTATTTTTTGCTAGGAGCTCAGTAATATCACAATTAATAAAGTGTCCATGAAAATTATCATGTTCGCCTATTTGAAAAGTATATGGTTGTTTGTCAGCTTTTAGGCCACGCCATTTACGAGCAAAGGTTCCTGTAATATAATAAACTTTTGCTTTCATAAATTTATTATTAATTACAGATTTACTTTTTACTTCTATAATTTCTGTGCGTTCTATATTATCAAAACATTTCCAAAACTTTTGCCATTCTTTATCATTTTTAAACGGGTAAGAGTATACTGTCATATCTTTTCACTTTAAATCTCATTTGTTCTATATTGTTTTTTAACCTCTTGATAGGACTATAACCAAAAAGTCTTTTCTCTTTGTAATGGCACATAACTTGACTATAGTAATTTATATATACTGGCGGTATGTTTCCGAATATGTAATCACACCAGTTTTCTTTACTAATATCTGTATCATAAGATCCCATGTCATATCCACCAAAAGGTCTTAGATTAAAATCAATTGTATACAGATTTCCATCTTTAGATTTTAAAAACTGCCACCCAAATAGCTTATTGTGTATATGTAAATGTTTAGACAATTTCTTAATACTTTCATCAATTATATCATAGTCCTCTCCTAAAGTACAAGGCGTTATTGACTTTGATGGACAATTGTCTTCGTACCATATTTTATGATTATTAAGATGATACCATGTCTTACCATCACTATAGAAATGACAAGATACTATATAGTCTATATCTAAGTAATCTTGATAAAACCCATGAGCCTTTTTTCTATTACAGACTTTAAACCCTGTACCACCAGACATATCTGTTTTTATAATTACAGTGTTTGACTCATTGGGTACAGTAGGTATGTTAAGACTCTTAAATGTTTTATCTTGACTCTGTTTACTCCAAAAGAATCTATTATTATAATTTCCATTTAAACCAAATTTTTCATTCAATCTAGTTTCTTTAATTAAATAATTACTGTGTTCTTTCATGTTTATAATTATGTCAGGAATTATTTTAATACTATTTGTAGCTATTGAGGTAAGAATATCTGTATCATTTTCGTGATTAGCTTTAGGATTACCCATAACAGATATGTTATAGTTTTTATCTCTGCAGTAATTATATACCGGAAGAAGTTTTCGTTTAGTTCCTAAAATAATTACATTCATAACAATATTTATAAACAAAAATGGGGAGCTGACCGTGGCTCCCCGCGAGGTTATTTCTGGCTCCTACCCCTGTGTATCAGCGTAAGTGCTGAATTAGAATGCGAATGATACGCCGATTGTTGCATCGCCGAATTCAAAGTCTGCGTCTGTACCGATTTCTCCGTACGCACGTAGGCCTGTACCACCGATTGTATATCCCGCTTCGAGATCTACTCCTTGAAATACGTCGCCTTCATTTAAGTTAATAACATCAAAAGTTGTTGATGCTTTAAAGTCAGTGCCCCAAGCTTTCATACCGACTGATGGAATAAAATCCATAGCCCATAGCTCAGTTCCTGTATCATAATTTAAGTCAGCTTTTCCGCCTGCGGATAAAGTCTGACCAGCTACTGTGAGGTCCATAGCAGAAACTGCTGAGGACGCCATAATAAGAGTTGCTGCTACTGTTGCTGCAATTTTCATAATCGTTCTTCCTTTTTATTTACGATTCCAGATTTCATAGAGTACCCAAACGGCCACTAAACCTACGAGTCCCTGTGATCCTAATGTTGCTATTATTCCGCTAACGTTAGATATCACGCTCGCAGTTGGCAAGAACGGAGTTAGAGTTGAACTAAGGCCTAAGACCTCAATTACAATCATTAGCGCTGCTATCGAAATACCGACCTCAGCAAGTGCTCCTGCCCATGTTTTAACTTTGTTTAAGATTTCCATATAATCTCCCCTTTCTTATATGATGTCACTTTTCTGTTGCTAAGCAAGTGACCAGCTCCCTGTGATTATGCGGCTAGCGCAAATCCAGATGGTGCAAAATTATCGTTTGCAGTTATTTTTCGTAAACTAGATACCATGTCGATCCTGTTTCACCCCCATCAAAAACACACTATTTTTTGTCCAATACCTCTTTACATTTATCTGATGCATAAGTCGTAAACAAGCTTGGTGCAAAGGCATGTGTAAAACATGCATAGGCAGCTTTTTCCAACTGCCAAGAAATCCACAATGCTCTTTTGAAATGCTGCCACCGTGTCATGCCAGCTTCTTCAACATGTAATTTACATTTCTTACTTATCATGTTCTTTCCAATGTGTTTATGGTGGAGGTGCTGGGTACCGCCCCCAGGTCCATACCATCTTTATAACGTCTACACTAATATTTATTACAGTTTTAGTATACTATTACAAATATTTTTATTGACTGTGATATAAATGTCACAGTTTATTATCATGCACATAAAGTTGTATCAAAGCATAATGTAATACTTTTAATAGATCTTTACGAGCATCATCTCGAGAACCTTTCTTTCCATATCGGTTAGAATACTTATCAACGTTTCCCATGCAAAAACCTGTGCCATGTCCACGTTCGATAATCACTTCAGTTGATTGAAACTTATTAGTTGCATAATGCCCTTTATATGTTTCATCAATATAATCTTTAAACTCATCAATTAGATTCGCTTCATTAAATTTATAATCTATTTCACGTCTCATTCCCAAACTCCATCATAATTATAAAATATATGTCTACCAATAGTTCGTGTCATAAACATACCATCAGCTTCACTCCACCATGGAGATACATAATCAGCATGATAATATATTGCATCAAATGTATAGTCTGGTGTATCTCCATGCATAACTTCTATTGCAATCTTCTTTGCTTGATTCCAAGCTTTATAATCGCGAGGACGTGGATCATCTATAGTATGAGTCCAACTAAATTGTTTTGGTTGAAAAATAACTTCGCAAACACTGTTAGGAAATTGTTCATGATGTACTCTATTCATAACAACATGAGCAACTGCGTATTGACCTTTAATTGGTTCACCACGAGCTTCGTGATAAATGTTAGCAGTCATACAGTCTACTGTTTCTTTAAAGTCTACAACGCCAACCCATGTACAACCAGCAACGGCTGCAATAGATAACGCTGAAAATATTCCACCAAATTTATTAATTGTTTTTTTCATGAGTATATTCTATCACAAACAAAAGTGTTTGTACACAGTTAATTTAACTTTTTTATGCCTAAAGCCCAATTTTCTGCCGCATCTTCTACATATCTCAATGATTTACCTGGAAATTCTTCGCTATCAAAACGTTTACCATCTTCTTGATGGTATGTAATATAAGCATGTTCCTCTTTAAAGTTAAAGTGAACTTCACAATATTGTCCTTCATTCGGAGCATCAGCGTAATATGTATGAAGATGTTTATTCATTGTACGTAGTCCTTTATTGTTGGAAAGATTTGTGTTATAGCTTTAGCAATTGCCTTTGCCAGTTCCATATGTTCTTTTTGTGTACCATTGTCCGATCGTAATTCAACGTAATGTATCCAACTTCGAATAGTTCCGTTGACATATATTTTTGAAACAGTGTTACCTTCAGGGAGAACGGCCCTTGCTTGTTCTTTTGCGATACCATTATCTATAGCCCACTCATATGCTTCTTTTGCCGCTTCGATAACCGCCAATTGTTTATCAGCCCATATCATACCTAATCGTTCATCATCGCTTTCTATACTATTTTGACGATTCTTAGTATCTTGTAATCGAGCTTCTCTTAAAACAAAATTATCACTAAGATCCCGGATATCAGCATACCGCTGAGAAAACTCTTGAAATGAAAACGATCGGTGTCTAAGGAATTGTCTTGCGATATCTCTTGTGGTTTCGACTTCGATGCAGGCTGATGCCATTTCGAATGGTGACCAGTGTTTGTGCTTGATGAGATATCCAAGTAACTTTGACGTTGTTTTGGTGTTAGCTTGGTTTGACGGATTGGAGACACGGGCGCAATACGCGACGAGGTCTTGGATGTTTTCAAGTCCCATGATTCCTGGTTCGCCAGAGTGTACATGCCGTACAGGTTGTGAGTATGAGATGAGACGTGCATGCATTATTTCCCTTGACCTCTATATTTCTTATGACTTCTTTTCTTTGCTTTATTCATTGAAGAAAATTTTACACTTCCACTACCTTGAGATGTTTTCTTATATTTCGCTCTAGACCAGCTTCTTGCTGAACTACCAATCATCACTTTAGCCATTTATTATCCTATCATATTGTTTATCTTAATTGCCGATCGGCCTGTATAATCTACCACGTTAAATAATGGCTTATATTCAGAATTGGCAAAATATTCATCTACGGCCTTACGCGATCCTTGCCAGTGTCCGTAGTCATCTATTATTAAGACGCCACCATTGCTTAAAGTAGGGTACAAACATTCAAGTTCCATTTTAGTAGATTCATACCAGTCTGTATCCAATCGTAATATAGCAATCTTATCTGGTCTATTTGCCGGATCATTGAGTGTATTACAAACGTCTCCTTTAACAAACTTAATTGAGTTTGTATCTATTCCCGAAACTTGACAGCACTTTTTAACATCTTCTAAAGATGCGTAACACCAATCAACGTGTGTATTTTTTATTTTGGCTTGATATTTTATTTCTGCTTTTTCTTTTGTTCTAGCATTTACGTCATATACAGTTGGCTCTGACATTCCTTCAAAAGTATCAAACATCCAAACTTTTTTAGATGATCCCATTCTTTCGAATGTTTTTTTTGCTAATATTCCATGTCCGCCTCTCCAAACTCCACATTCGACAAAATCACCTGGAATATTATTTTGTACAGCGTATTTACAAGCTTTCAAAGTATTTACTAATCTTTCTGCAGAAGTCATAGTAAATTTATTTTCTAATATGTATCTAATTAATTTTACTTCTTCTGTATCTAATTCTACTGCTATATCTGATGCGTCTAATTTAGCCATCATATTTCCTTGTAACTGTATTATTGTTTTCTGGTAGACACATTATAGCTTCGATCCTATCATTAAATCCACCCTTTGCTATTACTTCAATAGCAAGTGTTCCATGATTTTCTGCATTGTTTACATATGCGACACATTCATTTTTAGATTCAAACTTGAGGGTCTGTATTGCCCATGGGTCTGGTGTATTAAGTGTTATTAACACTATCAGCCATTGCATTTTCTATTACTTTCTTAATCACTTCTTCTGTTAAACAATTTACTGCTTCTATTGGCATTGGTTTACCATACTCTTCTATAAGCTTTTGTATAACAGCATCTCTAGATTCCCATAGAGTTACTAAACATGTTTTTCTATCATCGAATGAAGGTTGATGAAATATATAAACATCTCCAGGAAATGTGTTAAAAACTACTACTATAAACCACTTCATTCGTGTTCGCCACCATTACCACGAGAGTTATAATTTCGTGGTGCACTATATTTTTCTGCACTATCGTATACTATGGCTGTAATAAAAATACCAAAGACTACTAATAAATGCCCACCCGCAGATACACCAAATGCGTATGGATTATTTATTATAGCTGCAAAGATGCCACTCCACATAATAGCTAGTATGGAAAATACCATCAGTCCTAGCTGAGGTGGTAGGTTTCGAAGTGGAGAGTTCTTTATAGTCATTATACTTTTCCACGCATTTCTTGCACCTAAAAGAGTTCTTCCCCATCCAATAGGGGTGAATTTATTATTCATTTGTTTTCCTTTACGTTAAGATTACTAGGGTTATATTGTTCGCCATTATAACCCCCTTGCGTTCCATCTACTCCACTATTGCATCCTATTACAACAACTAATAAACAGAATATGCTTATATATACAACTCTCTTAGTCCATTCAATAAATCCATTAAATGTTACTTCTGCTTCTAGTTGTGCTGCTTCTTTAGGTTCTAATTCCATTCTACTGGCTCCACCCATGGATAACATGGTATAATACTTTGTCTACAATATTTCGCATTGTCAACTAACAATACTGGAAAAATACATATTACAAATACGCAAAATAGAAAAGGCCATAATAGTCCTTTCATCACTTACTCCATTTTAAAGTTGCTAAATTTCTCTTGTGCCGTGGAATTATCAAAGACTGGAACGTCTTGGACTAAATTTTGTTGTGAGTCAGATACATCAAATAACTTCATACGTGATCTATCTATACCTACCACAAACCTCTTATGTGTAGCAGGATCATTATAACGGTTCTTTAATTGTTTAATCATAATCTGACCTTGTGATTCTAATTCTTCATTAGAAACTAAGGCAAACATCAAGTCCGCCGTTGCGGGTAATCCAAAAGACTCGGACGTATCTTCAAGCCCAGGATCCGAGCTGCCATAACCACTACGCGTCGTTTGAGTTGCAGATACGATCGGAACGTTAAATTCGACCGCCAGACCACGTAGCTCTTCAGCAATTGCTTTGATATATGTATATGAATTAATAGATCCTCCCATTGCTTTCATACGCGAAGATGCACAAATATTCAAATAATCAATGAATATCATATCAGGTACAAACTTCTTCTTTAGTTTAAGTTCATTTAGTAATGCACGAAAGTGATTACTATGTGCAGAACCAGTTGGATATTCTTTTACGATCAATTTACCATTTGTCATCTTCTTGAGTTTTGCAATCTTATTAGAAAACATATCAAATGATAAGTTAGGTATCTGATCTAATGGTACGTCAAGTAAGTTAGCATCGATTCTTTCAGCGATACGTTCTTCTGACATTTCCATTGTGATGTATAAAACATTCTTACCTTGTGCTAGTACGCTTCCAGCAACATGGCACATAAAAAGAGATTTACCAACTCCAGTCCCAGCCAAAGCGATATTAAGTGTTTTATTGGGGAGACCACCTTTGGTGATAGCATTAAGTTTTTCAATATCAAACTCTATCCTTTCTTCTTTTTCATGGTAAAAATCATATCGATCAGAAAATGCTTCGATATAATCATGACCAATATTTGTATCGAATGATACAGCCAAAGCTTTTTGTAATAAATCAGGTAATGAATTTTTAGATAGCGTTTTGTGTTTACCGTCAATAACTGTAATAGCTTCTAGTACAGCTTTATGTACAGCTTGATCTTGACACCACTTTTCAGTAGTATTCTCAAGCCATTGTGTATCAATTGGTTCAACTTTAAATATATCAGGAATTATTGCTGATGCTTCAGTATAGTCATTTGCATTTGCAAATCTATCAGACTGATCCACCTCAACGCGAAAAGACTCCTCGGTTGGAAGCTTGTTATACTTCGCAACAAAGGATGCCAATTCTTTAAATAACTTCTGATGGATACCAGTAAAATAATCTGGTTGTATAAACGGCAAAACCTTACGCATGTAAGTTTCATTAGTTAATACATTTCTTAATATAGTTTGTTGTAGATTCTCACTCAAGTTCTTTTGCTTTCACTTTTTCTGCTTCTTGGAATAATGTAAATAATACATCACCGGCGACCTTTTGTAAACCACTATTTTTCTCAGTAAGCTCAGAATCAGGTGTTGACTTGATAGCAAAATCAAATGCTAGTTGAACCTCTTCTTCATCTTCTGGATCATCAATCATTCGTAGATTTTTAAATCCAATTAGAGTCTCAACAAATTCACCAGTAATAAGGCGAACGTTAAATTCCATTTCGCCTTCTCCTGGATTTGTTTCTTCTTCTATTACAAAGTCTACATCTTCTTTTAAGAAGTCACTTGTGATAGTCATACCACTTCCTCTACGATTTCATCCATAGATACTTGTTCTTTGTAACCAATAGAATATTGCTTCTTGACAAACTCTTTAAAATCTGTTTTATTAAAGATGTCAATCCAGAAAAACTGTCCGAGTGTATCTCCATACCGAACTTTCTGACCTAGCTCACCGGTCTCCTGGTCGACCACAGCATACCACCCATTCGATGGTTTCTCAACATATCCACCTGCTAAGGCAACATCAAGTAATCCGCTATAATCTTCGACGCCACCTTCCCATGAGACGGTGATTGGTATCTTAGACTTTTCTTTTACATAACGTGATTTCTCTACGTTAATTACAAAGTGATAACCTTGAATCTCTGTACCTTTCTTGTCTTGTTGACGACCAATGATCCAGATATTATCGGCTGAATAGTAGAGACCTGTACCACCACCAACTACGGCTTTAGGGAACAGACCGATTTCCATATATGTATGGTTAACAGCAACCATAGGAATATTCTTCATAGTTAAGTATGGAGTTGCCATACGAAATAAACCTTTGAGTGCTTTTGCCCTTGACATATCTGCCACTGACTTTTCATTCATAGCATCATCAAGTTCTTTCTTCGATGCTAAGTTACCGATTGAATCAATAACAATAATAACAGGATCATCACGATCAATGTTCTCAAGTTGATTGACTAAATCAAATTTTAGTTCTTCTACATTTGTAATAGGCGTATGAAGAACACGGCTTGGGTCAATATCAAATTGACTAAAATAATTTTGAGGTGAGCCAAACTCAGAATCATAAAATAACATAACGGCATCTTTGTGATGCTTCATGTAAGCACCAGCCATAAGTAAAGCAAATGAAGTTTTGAAATGCTTTGATGGACCGGCAAGAACGGTAAGACCGGCAGATAGACCACCATCAATATCACCTGACAAGGCAACATTAATCATTGGTACATCTGTCTTTACCATATCCTTTTCATTAAAAAATTTAGACTCAGAAAGAACCTCCGTAGCTGATAGCTTGGAGTTCTTCTTGAGTTTATCCATGATTGACATGCATAATCTCCTTTAGATTGATAGGACTATTATATCACAATTTACGATTGTTGTACACAATATTATTTGACTTTTCTCTGTCATCTATTTCATATTGTTTTCTTACTTCGTTATTAGCATCTATGACTTCTTCAAGGATACTAAAATCACCAGCATAATGTAAAAAAGCTGACGTATCTTTTGGGAAACAAGCTCCACCAAATCCGAGTTTACCATCGTAACCTGGTACAGTTGTATGTGATGCTCCGATACGAGGATCATCAATCATTGCATTAACTACACGAGAATATCTTGCTTTAGATTTATGTATAATTTCTGCGAATTGGTTAAACCACATTACTTTACTTGCAAGATAACAATTTATACCGTACTTGATAAAACTTGCTTCTTCGAATGTGGTATAGTGAGTAGGACATTGACGACATGCGCTATAGTCATCATAATAACTTTTAAGGCGTTTACAATCATCTATGTGACCACCAAACACATGAATAGTAGGATTTAAAAATTCTTCTATTGCATTACGTTCGGCAAGAAACTCAGGATTGTAAACTATATTTCTAGTCCAAGTTGCCATTGCCATTTTTGGTTGTATTGTAGATGAGATTACATCTGGGGTAATAGTAGACTTAATGACTATTAAGCAATCATTTGTATTATAATACAACCATTCAGTTGCTTCTAAAACTAGATCAGCGTTTATTGTGCCATCGTCATTCATTGGAGTAGGTAAACAAATACAGGCTAGGTCTATGTCTTTATTTAGATTTTTTAACTCTGTACCATATAACGGATCTATTATATATTTTTCTATACGAGGATCATTGAATCCTGCATCCACAGCTTTACCTACAAAGCCATGGCCTATGATTGCCATCTTCATTAATTTACCTTATGATAAGTTTTATACCATTCCACAAAATTTGCAACGCCTTCTTGCATCGATACCTTTGGTTTATATCCTAAAGCTTGTAGCTTAGTTGTATCTGACCAAGTATCTTGGTTATCAGCAGGATGCATTGGGCTATAGCGAATGTTGGCTTCTCTATCTAAATTCTTCTCAATCTCTCGGACAAAGTCCATAAGCTGTACACGTTCGCCATAACCGATATTATATATTTCGTTTTTACCATGTTCCATAGACTCAAGTGCAATTATTACTCCATCTACAATATCATCTATATAAGTAAAATCACGTGACATGTTGCCATCATTATATACTTCTATCTCTGTACCATGTATAATATTATCTACGAATTTATATAGTGCCATATCTGGTCTACCCCATGGACCATAAACTGTAAAAAATCTCAGACCAGTAGTAGATGGTATACGTGCATAATTAAACATAGATTCGTTTGCAATCTTAGTCATTGCGTATGGATGTTTAGCTTGTCCGGGTGGATCCTCTTTAAATGGAATCGGTCCTGTATTCACACTTGACGTTGATGCATATAACACTTTATGTATTGCTAACATTTCACATGCCTCAATCAGATGATGAGTACCTTTAATATTATTCATCATATACATTTGAGGCTGTTCTAATGATGTTCTAACACCCGCATAAGCAGCCAAATGTATAACAGCATCTGGATTTTCGGTATACATAAAGTCTACCATTTTATCACGATCTAATAAATCTATATTATGGATAGCAGATCTCTGACGACCTGCAATATGAGCTGAATTAATTTGACAAACCCTATCCCACTTTAGATTAGGATTATAGTATTCATTGTAATTGTCAATGCCACAAACTTCATAGCCTTTATTGATTAATGCTATACAAGTATGCATGCCTATAAAGCCAGCAGCTCCTGTTACCATTACTTTCATTTTTTCATCCTCTTCATGGCTTTACGTATTCCGTACCAAAACCATATCTTCCAGAATATTTTAGCCCATGGATCTGTATACATGATATAATGTTGAATCTTTTTCATCATACCATAAAATCCTCTAATGCTCTTACAGGTGGATTGCCTTGTCTTTGTTCCCAACCTGATTCCCAACCAGAATTATTTTGTAAGTCTGATTGAATATGATCGAATGTACCATTACCGCGTGGCACATAGTTTTGTCCAAACCTTACAAAGTCACACATTACGTCTTCAAGGTCTTTTGGTTTGCCACCTGTTTTTTCACGTAGTAAATCCATAAAGGCATCGGCTTTCCAGCCTGACGATAGTTTCTTCATACAACGTACGGCATTGTTACCTAAATACGTATGACTATCTACATCAGCAAGTTCGGGAAAATAATCAGAACAGTCCATAGAGAAAGCCGCATACTGAAAATTAAACTTTCTGTGACCATTTCGTTTATTGTGTTCATTAAGGTGATCGACAATATCTTTATGGCCTCGCTTCTTCTTATATAAAAACTCTCCAGTACTATGTATCAAGTCGGGTAATTCCTTAACCATAAAGTCAACATTACTCACGCCTTTCTTAGGAGCAGGTGGTTGGTTACCGATAGAAGTAAACATTGACTTACCCGATTCTTTTGTTTGAACCAGATCTTCGGCCATATCTTTAATATCTCTATGTTTGCCCCAATGTTGAATAATGTTGTTACGATAGCCGTGGTCGTTCTCAAAGCTCGCACCAGAGCCCGTAATTCTGTGGCACATAAAAACATATAGCCAAGTTTCTATCGGCCAATTAATCTCATCGTTCTTTGTATTGATTTCGCGTCGGTCTTTCTTTTGCCAACGCCATTTAGGTGTATTCGATCCAAATCTTAAATCTTGTAATACGTTTGAAAAGCCTGCGGCATTTCTTGTTTTACAATCGTAGATATCAATCTTCTGCATAAGAGGATCGTTAATAGCTTTGTTTGCTTCCGGACCTTCGTAATCTAGTTGTCCCCAGTTTACGTTGTCTTGAAGCCAAGCTGCTCGTGGATAATAATAATCAACTAATACGTCGATTGCTTCTTCATTCAACATCTTTAGGCCATTCTCTATATGAATCAATCGTATCAGGCAAACCTAGGTTTTGTAATACTGGTTCTTTACCTACGTTCCAGAATAAAATATCTTTCTTTCCATCCTTCGGAATATACTTCCAGACTTTGCCATCGTAAGTATCTATAGTCGGGAACGGTGGCAAGTTTTCTTTCTTCTCAGAAGTAGTAAATTGTAAAGGATCTGATATAGGTTCAGCCTTACCAAGTTCACCGGCTTTCATATTACGTGATACACAAACAGATACAAACTCAGCATTAGGCCAAGCTATTTGTAATCCCCGTGTGAGCACGCCCGTGGACGTGGCCGTGTATACAACTTCTGGTTCTCTTATCTTTGATGCTGTTTTTACAATACCGGCCGTAACCATTTCATGTTTTAAACCTAGTGGTACAAAGAAAGTATTCTTGTGTTGGTCTGCCCAGTCTTTTGCAATCTTATTGAGGTTAGGCATAGCAGCGATTCTATGAAACTCTGCCTTTGCACCACGTTCTATACAACAAGCCTGATGATCAGAAATACGTTTAGAAGATGGCATAAAAAGTTTTACGTCTAAATCATGCCGCTTAGCCACATCAAGAATAGAAACACCAGCAAGACCAGTCCGAGGCTGTACATAGACGATAGTATCAATTTTATCAGGTAAAGAAGAGATGAGACAATCCCCGCCACGAACTTTACTGCCAACCAAATGATCATCGCGCACAACGCGAATATTATCAAATTCATCAACAATTGGTATTCCATAAGGATCCTCCCATTCTTTTGCTAAATCCAAATAATATTCTTTTGGATCTCCATACAGCGGATGTATGTCTTTATTGACTCCGTCAATTACATGATTATTATGCGGCAAGAGGAGATACTCCCCAATCATTCCTACGATAATAAGGTGGAGCTACGTGAAAACTAGAACCATGTTCCATATACGTATTTGCATATTTCTCAGGATCCATAGTATACCATTCTGTTGGTGGCATTATAACTTTACCTTTTGATTCTTCATCTAGTATCGCAATAAATTCATTTGTAAGATCCCAACGTTCTTTCCAAGAACCATAGAAAGGAGTCTTCTTAAAATATCCTGATTTAGGTATACGTCTGCCTTCAAACTCTACTGGAACAGGAGCACAAAACCATACGTCATCGCCAAGTTCATTACCCTGACGTACATATTCTTTTAACGTATATTTGAGACTAAAGTTATGGTGACGAAGAATATGATGCCTAATATCAATAGATCCAAGACAAAGAGTAATCTTCCCGTATCCATTGGGAGTAAGATCAATTCCCTTTTTAAGCGTTCCAAAAAGCGTTTTACCATCGGTTCGAATTACCTTATCGCCTTTACCACTAAATGCTATCGTATGAGAATCTCCATAGATAACAGAATTAGTTTTAAGATCTGTCTGTTTAAGTGAAGTAATATTACTTATACGTTCTGATACTTTATCACACCATTCATTAGTAATACCATTATGAGTTGTGGCATTGCCAATACGTTTACGAAGCATTTCTCCGTAGTTTGGCATATCCCAGTCAAGAGATATTACTTTTTTACAAGCCATAACAATATTGATCTTGTCAAAAACTTCTTTAGTGGCACCACCAAATAAATTAAGTGTACCACCAAAGTTTGCACCATGATCTATATAAACTGTATCAGCACGTAGAATATCAGGTGTACATTTATTATTAATAGATGCACCTAATTGCTCACTCCAAAGTTCTGACCATCCTCTCGTATGAGATTTAGGGTTCTTCGGTATATTCGATATCGGATTGGTTATAATCATCATACTTTATAAAGTCCCACTTGACTCCAGCTTCTTTATATATTTTTCTACTTTGAATCCATGATTCAAGCCACCGGTCTGTAATCTTTTGATGAGGCATCACAACTCGGCGGATGCCGACTTGAACGATACCGAGGGAGCAAGATTTACAGACCGGCAACCCATACACGTAAATGGTGGAGTTATCGAGGGAGACACCATTGTACGATGCATTGTAAATTACATTCATTTCTGCGTGAACGATGTAATTATATTTTTGTTCTCGATCATCTAGACGCTCATTGCTATCTACTATATTTCGAGGAAATCCATTATAGCCACAAGATAATACTTGTCCTTTATCACCTATGGCAACCGCACCAATTTTACTTGATGGATCTTTAGACCATGTTGAAAGTTGTTTGGCTAACTCTAGATATCTTATATCCCATTTATTTGACAAGTTTAAAATGCCTTTCATATACGTGAAGATTCTGAACCTGCCAATGAATATAACCAGATTCTATTTCTTCACCTCTGCTGAAACTAATGTCTGATGCTAATTTTCTTAACACAAACTCTTGCCAAGCATAATCATTCTTATATCCAAAGACAACATCGTTTGAACGCATTTGTACAACACAATCTAATCTATTATCTCTAATATAATAAGATACAGCATTTGTACAGATAAAATCATTCTTATCGTTTTCGTTGTATTCTTTCCATATGCTCGGACGATTATATATCATTGTACCACGTCTACTATCAGGATTATTCAATAGTTCGTCTAATACTTGATCATACTGTTGGTAAAATTTTGGACTATAAATGAGATGACCATAATTAGAATTAATCTCACCATGCTCATTAGCAGCATATTGCCATGCTTGAGGCGGTTTCTGTTGACCGACTCCATAGATATCATTTATATTAGTTGATTGATTTTCATACCACGTGATTTCTGCATCTACATAGTATTGATTGACTTCGCCAAAAATAACTGGTTCATCTGCCATGAAATTAGCTCCAATAAGTTCAATGGTCTTTTGTCCAGTTTTATCCATAGTAAATGCTTCATCGTTTAATTCACCAATAAAGAATTTACGTATATCAGTTACGCTCGGAAGGTACATCACAAACTCTCTTTCTCAAATCGCTACTACTAAAGCGATGGTCCCTCTTGTTAAAATATATTTGAATGCCACGATTACGACATTCATCCTTACCAGTAAAATCCTTTAGCCGATACTCTTCACCAAGGATTCTAACATCGATAGGGTACATGTTTATTATATCAAGTAAATCACGTTCTGTACAATAAACAACTACCTCATCTACATATTTAACGGCATGCAATTGTGCTTGCCTTTCTACAATTGTTTGGACCGGAGGATTTTTATCACTCCGGTCCAAGGACGGATCGACTTGCAAAGCTGCAATCAAATAATCACACTGAGATTTAGCTTCTCGAAGCATGGATACATGACCAGCATGAAGGAGGTCAAAGGTGCTAGCCGTCAGTCCTATTCGCATTCTTATCTCTATTTAAAAAGTCACGAGTTGGATCTTGTCCGTCAATACCACCGCGTGCATACGCAACGGCAAAAGACGAATAATTAATTAGATCTTTGAGTGAGTCCTCAATGGACTCAAAGTTTGGTTCATAATTAGGATCGTTCTCCATTGCTTCGAGAACAGACCATAATCGAATAGTTTTTGTATTGATTAATTCCATAATGGACATTACGCCACGTGGATAATAATCAGCTTGTTTAATACGTGAATTAGGGTTTTGATAATCACGTGATTTTCTATCTTGGATTTCTGCGCATTCTTGCAGGACTTTAATTGATTCTTTCATTTGTGACCTCATATTTTAGAAATAAATTAGTATTATTAATTCTCTGTTTATCAGATTCGTTATATGTTCCACTCCATGCAAATCTTTCTTTATTGCCCATAAAATCACCATCAGCAAAAAAGATATCTGTTGGAATTATAGATATTCTAGCTTCATCAGGACCATCTCTTAAGTCAACTAAAGCAATAAAGTCGGTGTGTTCTTCTTTACCTGAAAGACTATAAGCTGTATTTTCTCCACCTGTATGAGTTACACAAGTTTTTACTTCTACACGCTTACCTGCTCCAACTAATATTCCATTTGAAAGCGATGTACTAGATCTAGTTACTACGTCATATTCTGCAGAAATGACTATTCCATTTAATAGATCAGCTATTATTCTCTCACCAGCAGATCCAGCCATTGATTTCATTATTTCATCATTGACTTCTTCTGATTCCATAATAGTTTTATGTTGTTGTTCAGACAACCATTTATAAAGTTCTAATTTTTCCATAACATTTCTCCTTCATATGATAGTATTCTATCACATTTAAAAAGGATTGTACATACTTTTTTTCACTTTTTTTGAAAATAATAATAGTTATCATCCATTCTTGTTCCACGTAATCCATCAAGAGCTTTAGTCATATTAACTTCCTTTATCTCTTTAAGAGGATATTGAAATCGTTGTCCGCCTTTCATATCAGGTTCTAATCTTACTAATGCTTGTTTAGCATCTACAAAGTCAATAATTTCATACTCAACTGACTCACCTAACTCAAGACGTTTGTATGGTTTTATCCACATCCATATACCAAGTTTGTCTATCTTACCTTCTATAATTTGTTTCTGAATATATGGTGATAAATGTACACCAGCTTTAGAATATATCTTAT